AATTTAAAAGTGCTTGGTTCAACAATTGATAAGACCAAGTATGGCCCTCCTTCACTCTGGAGGGGGGGTTCAATCAGGAAAAATTTTGATGATTCTTGTGTTCGAAATACCACCATTCTCAAAACTCAAAAGTCTAAAATTGATTCAAAGATAATGCGACGTGCCATTGACGATTACTTTGAAACAGTTAAAGCAACTCTCACCCCAACTGACATCAAGAAAATTCACCCTGAAACCATGTATAATGCACTTTCTGCCTTAGAGCATGGCGAACGGATACCTTGCCTTAAACCAATGAAAATGAATACAGCTGTTGGTTATCCTTTTGCTTCTGGGAAGAAAAGAGACCATATTTCTTTGAATGAAGGTCGAGTGGAGTTTTCAAGAGACTTTGCTATATTCATCGAACGTTTTGAAAGCATGCTGTTAAAAGGTCAAACCCCATTCACGCTATCAAAAATTGCTCCGAAGGATGAAGTGGTTAAAATCTCCAAGACTAAGACTCGTTTGTTTTATTCAGGAGATTCAGCTATGTTTTGTCTTACTCGGAAATATTTTTGGTGGCTGCCTTACTTGGTGTATCAACACCCTCTTGCTTTTGAATGCGCTTATGGAATCAATCCGTATAGTCAAGAATGGCAGGATATGCAAGCGCACTTAGATGTATTCGAGAACAACATGGCGGCAGATTTTGGTGATTGGGACTTACGCTTGCCCCAAGAACTGACAGCTGGCGCCTTTGAAATTCTTGAACGATTAAGTGCGCTGGGTACAGGCTTTCCCCCAGAGAAGGAGTTTTTCAGTGCTTTTAAGAACTTGTTCATTTCACCCCTCGCGCTTTTTGGCACTCACATTTATAATTTGGAACAAGGCACCCCTTCCGGCCATTCGTTTACTTACTTGTTTAACTCATTCGCCAATTCAATACGTTCACGTTATTGTTTTTACACTCTATTTCCAAACAAGAAGTATTCGGACCACGTACGTTCTATATTTGGAGGAGACGATGCCAAAGAAACCACCAACTTATATGAATTTAACCAACTAACCACGCTTCCTATTATGTTGAGTATGGGTTTAAAACCTACAGACTCAAATAAAAAGGAAATTTCAACTCCTTTCACACCTCGCGAAGAAGTCACCTTTTTGAAACGAGACTCACGTGGGCGCATCGATCCGAATACCATAGAGAAGTTGTTGACCTGGACCATATCTCGTGATTTGATATCGCATGCGTCTGGGGCTTTAATTTCTGCTTTGTTTGAGATACGCCTATATGGGAAGGAAGCATTTGATGATTTTGTTGATTCTCTTCGAAGGGAATTGCCTTTAGCACACTCTAAAAATCCTGCAAACGGAG